ACTAGTTGGAAAAAACAATGTGATAGATGGATTATCAACAGTGGATTATGGGAACTGATTAACAATAAAATTCCGTTTTTATACAATAATTATATAACCGAAAATAAAGATTTACCACAATGGGTAATTGACAAACACACTGTACCAAGTCATTTAGATTTGATAAGATTAATGAAGTTGTACAAAGTAGAAGGAGCCAACGATCCGGGATATCATACAACTGCAGAAGGACAACAATTTATAGCAGACGAATACTTAAAAATTCTTAAAAAACGAAAATTGATTTAGTCTTTACCATTGACTTTATGCCTTAATTTTTATATAATATTAACATGCGAATACTAACACTAGACTACACCTATTACGATTTAAACCACTTGCCCGAAGAAGTAGATGACATGCGTTTTGCCATATTAGACAACTCAAATCCAGCAGAACCAGACTATCATTTTATACCACTTATCTTTTTGGAGAGCTTCAATGCACCTGCCCTGGTGCTACGGATAGGCAAAGCAACAATCAAGATGCCCATGGATTGGCAAATACTCATTGGCGAGCCTGATATCGGTGACCTTGAAGTTCTACCGTTAACCAGCATTAACGATCGTGGGTTCAGAGTGTTTCAATTCAATCCCTTGTCAAGTTATAGACCCAGTTTCCCCGACATAGAAATACTAGATGTGTATCATGAAGTAAACTGGTATGCACCCAAACTCAAGAACGGTCAGATGTTGGCCGTGCCATTAAACGATGATGCAGAACCTGACTGTGTTTACTTTGTTAAAGACGTCAGTCGCAACTGTGAGATCGTTGACTACACCAAGGCTTGGTAATATGCCCTATACTGAACCTGAAATATTTGAAATAATTAATCGCTTGTCCCGAGTATACTTGGAAAGTTATCCGGACGATCGAGAGGGGCTTGAACGTTTTTTACGTTGGGCACATTTGCAGTATGGCTACAAGTATGGGCAGTCTTAAACCAGGTGCCACATACATTTACGAAAGTCCAGATGGAGGAGAAACTGTGTATGCTCGTGAAGCAGGTTCTACGGAGCGTCACATGATTGGGCAAAGCATAAAGGCCGCAGGCCTAGTAAAAGACCTTGAACAAGACCGGTTGTGGGGCAACATTCGTCGAGCCGCCAAAACCAATACCACTTTACAAGATGCCCTAGACCGTGCTATAATGATTTATAATTTAAGCAAACATGAGTGACAAACTAACCATTGCCAATGAAATGCGCCAGTTTGATCGCAAGAACAGAAACTTCTACGACGAGCTTACCGACGAAGAAAAGAAAAAGTTTTCAACCTATCTCATGATACGTTGGGGATCCGCGGTAGAAGGCTCACGTGAGTTACAAGAGTTTTACGTTATTGCTTGTAACGAACGATTAAACAAACATTTTTTTAGTGTGAGCAAGCATCCTAAACTGCAATGGCTCATGGCCACAACAGTGAGTCCTAACATGGGCACACCCAGACACGTTTGGATTGCTCCCAAGAAAAAAGAAGCAGGACTCAGCGCCAAACGCCGAGCACTCGTGGCCATATATCCACACTACAAAGATGATGAAATAGATGTCATGTGTGAAATAACCACCCAAAAAGAAATTGACGAATACAATCGTCTAGCAGGCAATGACAAGAAATGACATTCACGTGCGAATACTGCAAGAAGACTTTTGCTAGAGAAACATCAATAGCAGTTCACATGTGTGAACCCAAACGCAGAAGACTAAACAAAGATGAACCGGGTGTGCGCATGGGGTTCCAAGCATACATCCGGTTCTACGAAACCATGCAAGGGTCTGCCAGGAACAAAACACACGATGATTTTTGTGAGAGTGCATACTACCGAGCCTTTGTAAAGTTTGGGCACTATTGTGTAAACACCCGAGTTGTTGCACCGGATCGTTTTATGACGTGGTTGTTGAAAGAACAAAAGAAGATAGATCACTGGTGTAGCGATCGAATCTATACAGAATATCTAATGCAGTATCTCTTGGTGGAAGCAGTGAACGATGCACTGGCTCGTGCCATAGAATACAGCATGCGTTGGTCTGAAGAAACAGGCAATCCTGCACACGATTGGTTGCGGTATGGCAACACTCATGCATTGTGTTATGCTGTTACAGCAGGACGTATAAGTCCTTGGGTGATTTACAATAGTGAATCGGGACAAAAGTTCTTGAGTGAGTTGTCGGCACAACAGGTTGCAATAGTTTGGCCCTATATTGATAGTGACGCTTGGCAGAAAAAGTTCCATGATTATCCAGCGGATCAAGAGTACGCCAAGGAAATTTTAAAACAAGCAGGATGGTGATATGATCAAAAACATTTGGCACGATGGACCCGGTATTCATGTAGAAATCAATGCTTCTGGACCTTCTTTTCCTATGACCGCGTCTGATTCTGGACGGGTTCGTTATAATGGTAGTCTTAAAGCAATGGAAACGTACGACGGCTATGCCTGGGTAACACTAGGTACTAATGCGTTAGTTGGATTAAATGCTGACTATATTGGTGCAATTGAGTGGGCAAAAGCAAAACGTGAACAAGAACAAAAAATTGCACGTCGTGCTGAACTGGATCCTGTAGTGCGTGACGCATTAGAGTCAGTAGAAAAAGCACAAGAACAATTACAAATGGTTTTAACATTAACGGATATTGATAACAAATGAGTGCAGATATTGATATTGACTTTGCTAACAGAGACAATGTACTGAAATTAATTCAGCACACGCCTGCACGACAAAGCAATGGACGGAAACACAATTCGGGAATATATGTCACCAACATACCACGTGATCCATTCAATGGTTGTGCGGCCCTAGATTACGAAACAGCAGAACAACGTGGATACTTTAAACTGGACTTCTTGAACATGAGTGTTTACGGACTGGTTCGTGATCCTGCACACTATCAACAGATGCTAGATCAAACACCACCGTGGGAACGACTATGGACTGATCGCGAATGGGCTAGTCAATTGGCACATATAGGCAACTACACAGATTTACTAAAGGCAATGCGACCAGATAGCATCCCCAGGATGGCGGCTTTTATATCCATTATACGTCCTGGCAAGGCACATTTGCAAACACGACCGTGGGATGAAGTGTTTGCTAGTGTGTGGGATGGAGATGACTCACAAGGATTTGTGTTCAAACACAGTCATGCAATTTCTTATGCGGCCTTGGTTGCGTTACATATGAATTTACTCAGTCAAGACGTCTCACAAGTGTAATTGATTTGCGTTTGCCTTTTTTACGGGCAATGTCTAGTAGACTGCAGGCCGGTCCATGCAATATTTCTAAATCTTTGTTGACAAAAGTACGCAGAGTAGGACGGAACTTCTCCCAGTCTCTGCGCAGGAATATGTTGATGGGGATTGAACGATTGCTCTCCCACCACCAAGTACTAGCAAGTTCTAAAAATTCCACTTTGAGTTCTTGTGTTTGCACAGCACCAAAGTCATAGATGGTGGTCACAACATCGTCTCGATTTTGTACAACACCCACATATTCTGCGTTGGCGTACATGCACAGCGTTATAAACGGATATTTTTCAGTTAATTTTTCAAAGATATTGTTTCCCATTGCGGGTATTTATGGATTGCTAACTTTGGACAAACTAAATATAAGATGTATTCCACCACCGCTTATCTTTATCAACAAATCGTCCGTGTACTGCTAGTAGACACCAGCGGCGGATACTTTACAGCGAGGTATGACCCAGTGTACGCAAAACAACTAACAATCAACAAGGGAGTAGACAATGTGCTACTCTTTGAATTTATAAATCAGGACCAAAAACCTGTGAACATTGCAGGTTCCAGCTTTGTTTTTCGAGTGGTAAATCAAACCGGAGACGAGTTGCTGATTACCAAAGACATGGAAATTCTGAGTTCAGCCCTGGGTAGAGTTAAAGTTGTACTTGACTCCGCAGACACTATCGATATTCAAGCACAACCTGCCAGTTACAGCATACAACGATCAGCAGGAAACTATGTACAAGCAGTATACACAGATGCTAACTCACAGGCCCGAGCAGACTGCAACATTGTGGATAGTGTGTTACCACAACATATACCTTCTGCGGAATGTACTGTTCCAGATACATATGGCAAGATCAACTTCATGGGCACAGCACCCACACAATGGCCGGACTGGGCACTCACACCACAGCCTATCAACGCCATTCAAACAACAGAATTCTTTTCCAGTTACATGCCCACAAACGGTGCCAGTCTGACCACAGTCAAATATGACCTAATAGGATTTACTGGCACAGTTAAAGTACAAGCCGCACAAAACTATGAGTCAGTTTGGTATGATGTCACTGAGTCTAGACAATACCTTTGTGAAACTGTAAGTGACTATATCAATGTTGTGGGATTCCATCCATTGTTACGACTGGGACTAAACAACTCAATTGGATTCGGAGCGTCGGGCAACGTTACTGTGGTTAATGGCTCAGTAACCAGCATTACAGTTCAAAATCCTGGATACAATTATGTGGCACCACCATACATCCAAATTCTGGGTAATGGTTCAGGAGCCGAAGCAACCTGTACTCTTGGGTCCAACGGTAGTGTTGGTACAGTTACAATCACTCATGGTGGTTCAGGATATTTGCCAATTCAATTTGGTAGCAACATATCAGCCACTGCTATATTCACAAACGGCAAAATACAAAACGTTCAATATCGTTGATTTAGTCTAGCAAATCTGTTATACTGTACAGATGCTCGACATCCTAACATACCTACCTGCCAAAAGAAAAGCCACACCTGGTGGATGGTTGAGTTTCAATGCAGTATGTTGCACCCATAATGGTAACACGCAGGATCGACGTCAACGTGGTGGAATCAAACAAACGGAACAGGGATGGAGTTATCATTGTTTCAACTGTGCCTACACAGCCAGTTTTATCCTTGGCCGGAATCTTTCCTTTAAGGCCCGTAGGCTCTTGACTTGGCTGGGTGTGCCCGAAGCAGAAATAGAACGTACAAATTTGGAGAGCATGCGGCATCGCAGTATCAACGGCATACTGCAAGAACGCCGACAAACATTTGATATACTTGCTGGCATCACATTTCCAGAATTTGAACTTCCTGCATTTTCAGAAGTATGCACACCCGAACACGTTGAACAATGGCAATATCTTAGAAATAGATCAGCACCCTTAGATTATCCTTTTATGGTTAGTGGTGAAGAAAATCCTTACAAAGGTACATCACGCTCAAGACCATACGTAATTGTACCATTCACTTATGACAATTCAGTAGTAGGGTACACACAAAGATTTTTAGATGACCGTACTCCCAGATACATCAATCAAACACCGCCCGGATATGTGTTTGGCACAGACCTGCAACATGATTCCTGGACACATGTGCTAGTAACAGAAGGCATATTTGATGCATTGACTATTGGTGGTTTAGCAGTAATGCATAATACCATAAGCGACAGCCAAGCAAGACTCATACGCAGTCTAGATCGAGATGTTGTGGTAGTGCCTGATCAGGATGCCGCTGGTATGGAATTGGTAGACCGCGCAGTAGAGTTGAACTGGGCAGTAAGCATGCCTGAATGGCCAGAAGGTTGTAAAGATGTAAATGATGCGGTAATAAAGTTAGGAAAACTAGGCACCGTGCTAACTATTATGCAAGCAAGAGAAACCAGTAAGATAAAAATTGAGATGAGAAAAAAATGGCTATTAAAAAAATTCTAATCCTTGCCACGTCACAAACTGGAACAACAATCATACAAGAAATTCTGTCACGAGAATTTAGAATTGCAAATTTGTCTGAGTTGTTGAATCAACTTATTAAAAGATTAGATTATGCAAAAATTTGAACCTTTACTAGATCATCATGTCCCTTGGTTATGCTACCGTTCAACAAAAAATACAAAGTTGGTGTATTTTAGTTGTAACAAATGTGCTAGTACGTTTTACGATGCGTTTTTTAAAAAATTAAATTGGATAGAAACAAACACACAGGAAATAAACTGGTCAGATGATTATGTATTTTCTTACATAAGACATCCATTAGTCAGACACAGAAAAGGTATTGTAGAGGGAATAGTTAATTTCTTCCCTGAAATGAAATCAGTGTTTGTTGGCCATCCAGAAAGGTTTAGATTTTTGGCTAACTTGACTAGTGTAGAAGCACACAGTTACAGTCTATATAGAATGTTAGGTGAAAACGCCAAGCACATAGATTGGATTCCAATTGACACTGAACTTGATCATAAGCAATATACACTGAATATTTTGACAGCACACAATGAAAACATTGATCAAGAAACAGCAACATGGTTCACCAAATTTAACAAAGCCAATGAATCAACTGCCAAGGAGATTGAATTTTTCAATCAACTGTACAGTATTAAAACGCCTCCAGAAATTTTAAGATATCTTGATTTTGATATTTGCTTGTATAATAAAGTCACAACTCCGCCTCCGCATATATTTGCAGGAAAATATTATGCAAAAAGAATACATGAATTACTCAATCAAGGATTGAGTCAAGAAGAAGCAGAAAAAATTGTTGACATAGAAATTTACGATAATATAGATAGGAAACAAGAAAAGTGTTAAAAGATTATTCTCTCGATGTCCAAAGACTATTTCTAGAAATGATGTTAGAAGATGCGGCCAGTTATGTGCGTGTTCAAAACATCTACAACCCTGCAAACTTTGATCGCAGTCTTAGACCTGCGGCTGAGTTTATCAAGGAACACAGTGACAAGCACAAGACCATGCCTGACAGAATGCAGATCTCTGCAACCACAGGAATCAAACTTGCACCTGTGCCTGAACTAAACGAAGGACACTATGATTGGTTCATGCAGGAGTTTGAAGGCTTTACCAAACGACAAGAACTTGAACGTGCAATTTTAAAGAGTGCAGACTTGTTGGAAAAAGGCGAGTTTGAACCGGTAGAGAAACTGATCAAGGATGCGGTACAAATAAGTTTGACCAAAGACATGGGCACAGACTACTTTGCTGATCCAGCAGGTCGTATCAACAAGTATTTCAATTCAGGTGGACAAGTATCAACAGGCTGGCCACAACTGGACAGATTGCTGTACGGTGGATTTAGTCGCGGTGAACTAAACATCTTTGCCGGGGGATCCGGATCAGGCAAGAGTCTTGTGATGATGAACATAGCATTAAACTGGTTACAACAAGGACTCAGTGGTGTGTATGTTAGTTTGGAGTTGAGTGAAGACTTGTGTGCGCTAAGAACAGATGCAATGCTTACTAATATGGGCACTAAAGAAATTCGTAGAGACATAGATACCACAGAGCTCAAAGTTAAAATGATGGCCAAAAAGTCTGGACAGT